GCAGCAGAAAACAAGGCGTTTTCCAATGCCTTTGTAACAGCGCAAAAGTCCGGCGCGTTGGAAGTTACGGTAAACGGCAAGAAATACCGCAGGGCTAACAAGCGCAGCGGTACATGGCGCCCGGTATGATTAACTTCGAAAATCTCGACAAGTTCACATTCTCCGGCGTTGGAAAGTACGACATTCCGCAGATCGAGCCGGTCAAGGCATATCCGCAGGGAGAGTTTATCCCGGTGAATTACCATTACACGGCAAAAGACCCGGCGAGCAAGATCGTACACTTCTTTGTTGATGATTACCAATTCGTCAGACATTGGAATGCGCCGGACAGGTACATTCCAAAACTGTCGCAGTTTGCGGCGGTGTGCGCGCCGGACTTCTCCACATACACGGATATGCCGTTGGCGATGCAGATATACAACCACTATCGCAAGCACTGGTTAGCGGCATACTGGCAGCTCCACGGCATGACGGTTTATCCCACTATATCATGGAGCGATGAGAACAGTTACGATTGGTGCTTTGATGGTGAGCCTGTCGGTGGTGTTGTGGCTGTCAGTTCAGTAAGAACACAGCAGAACAAGGAAAGCAAGCGCCTGTTCCTTCGTGGCTACGAAGAAATGATGAAACGGCTGTCGCCGGAATGGGTGATCTTTTATGGCAAAGTTCCGGAGGAATGCGACTGGAATGTGATTCGCATAAAACCGCATTACGACGATATTGTGAAACGGAGGAAAGCAAATGAAATATCCGTTTCAGCCGGAAATCCTTGACGCACTGCCGGAAGAACTGGCAGAACTGTTCCGGGCGATTGAAATAACACTGCTGGAAGAAATCTGCTCTCGGCTGAAAGCCGCGTATGAGCTGAACGAGGTAACGGTGCAGGATATTCAAGCGCTGAGATCGCACGGCATTGACCTTAAAAACATCGAAGAAGCTATTAGCAAAACAGCAGGGGTTAGCAAACAAAAGCTAAATAGTTTGCTTAATGACGTTGTAGAGCGCAACCAGAAGTATTACACCGAAGTCATCGACCTTGCGCATGTAACGCAGCCAGAAACGCTTGTAGACGCGGCTACAGTGGATGCAATTAAGCGGCAGACCCATGATACATTCCGCAATTTAACGGCTTCTATGGGTTTCCTTGTGGGCAACACGATGTTAAAGCCCGCGCGCGCTTATCAGTGGGCTTTGGATAACGCAGAAATGCAGATTCAGAGCGGTGCCATCAACTACAATCAGGCCATCAAGATAGCAGTAAAGCAGCTTGCAGACAGCGGCTTGAAGGTCGTTGACTATGAGAGCGGGCATCGAGATCAGATCGATGTGGCGGCGCGCAGGGCGGTAATGACGGGCGTTTCGCAAATATGCGCAAAGTACACAGAGCAATCGGCAGAATATCTTGAGACGCCATATTTTGAGGTTTCCGCCCATTCCGGCGCGCGTGATAAGCCGGGACCGTCACCGTGGTCAAGCCATAAGGATTGGCAAGGCAAGGTTTACAGTATTCGCGCAGGGGACATCTACCCGAACATATACGAAGTATGCGGACTCGGCGTTGTCGATGGGCTGGAAGGAGCCAACTGCCGCCACCGCCGCAACGTTTGGGTTGAGGGCGTAAGCGAACGCACATATACAGATGAGCAGCTTGAGCATATTGATGATGATCTCGGATGCGAGTTTGATGGAAAAAAATACACCGCATACGAAGCGACACAGATGCAACGGCGTGTTGAACGCGAGGCACGCAAACTAAAGCGCGAAAAAGCTGCTTACAAGGCCGCAGGATTGCATGAAGATGAGACTGCGGTAAACATAAGGCTGCGGAGGTTAAACGCGAAATACAAGGCGTTCAGCGCGGCGGCAGGGTTGCCGGAGCAGCGGGAGAGAATGAAGGTGCTGTATTGAACTGGGAAGAAGTAAGAAAAGCAACCGACGCGATTCTAAAACGAGGTAACGATGTGGAAATTCGCCGCAAAGGTGACGGGTACATTGTCTTAGAGGTCAAGAAAACAATCAAATACACAGCTTCCGCGTAATTGGACGCGGGGAAGGGCAATAGGAGCCAACTTGTAAGGAACGCTTACAGGTTGGCTCTTTTTCTTTCAGGAGGGAATGCATGGCTAACAGCAAAGTCACCATTTTAGGCACAGATTACGAAATTGTCGTTAAAAAGTACAGCGACGATGAGGCATTTGAGCGCAGGAGCATTGACGGATATTGCGACCACCTTTTGAAGCAAATCGTAATTTGCGACATGACAACCTATAAGGGGTGGGAAAACGAGCCAGTAGAAACGGCAAAAGAAGCTCAAAAGCAAACGCTACGGCATGAAATTGTACACGCATTTTTCAGCGAAAGCGGCCTTTCGGATAGCGGGCTTTCTTTTGAAGGGGCATGGTGCAAAAACGAGGAGCTTGTCGACTGGATCGCATGGCAAGGGCCGAAAATCCACAAAGCGTGGGAAATGGCAAACGCAATTTAAAACAGGTAAAACCCGCGAAGCATAGCGGTTTTTATACAACGTTCGCCCCCGAAGAATTGGGGCCAAGGAAAAGGAGAACGAAAAACATGGCGAAATTTACGAGAGCGGAAATCAGAAATATTCTCGGCGAGGCTTGCACCGAAGAGATCGAAAATCGCTTGGTTGCGCTGCATTTGGGCGTAGTCGACCCCCTCAAGGACGATCTCACAAAGTACAAGGCCGACGCGGAGAAACTGCCCGGTGTCCAAAAGGAATTGGACGACCTTAAGGCGGCGGGTGACGGCGGTTACAAGGAGAAGTACGAGAAAGAACGCTCGGCCTTTGAAGCCTTTAAGACCGACATCACGGCAAAGGAGAGCAAGGCGGCAAAAGAAAAGGCCGTGCGCGCTTACTTTGAGAGCAAAAACATCACCGGCGCGAATCTCGACCTTGCTATGCGCGGCTGCGGCGAGGAAATGGCCGCATTGGAGCTGGACGGCGAGAAGATCAAGGACACCAAGAGCCTTGATGCGCTCGTAGACGGTACTTACAAGGGTCTTGTCTCCAAGCAGACCGTTCGCTTCGACACTGGCGCGCGCTTTAACGGCGGCGGGAAACCGATGACAAAGGACGAGATCATGCAAATCACTGACAGAGCGGAGCGGCGCGCTGCAATCGCCGCAAATATGGATTTGTTTAGAAAGGAAGAATAAAAATGGCTGCTGATCCTAAGCTCATTAAGAAAGCTGACCTCGCGCGTGTGCGCGAAATTGAATTTACCGAAATGTTCGGCTATTCCATCAAGAAACTGATGGAGGCGCTCGGTGTGACCCGAAAGATCGCAAAGCAGGCTGGAACTGTGCTCAAGAGCTATAAGGCGACCGGCACGCTCGAGAGTGGCGTTGTGGCCGAGGGTGACACCATCCCTCTTTCCCACTACAAGACCGAGGCTGTGAACTACAAGGAGATCACGCTCAAGAAGTGGCGCAAAGCCACCTCTGCTGAAGCAATCACCGACCGTGGCTACGATCAGGCGGTGGAAATGACCACCGACGAAATGCTCAAGGATGTGCAAAAGGGCATCCGCAAGAGCTTCTTTGACTTCCTCTCGACCGGCACCGGCGCAGTGAGCGGTAAGAACTTCCAGACTGTTCTTGCGCAGGCTTGGGGCAATCTGCAGGTCCTTTTTGAGGACGACGAGATCGGCGCGGTCTACTTCATGAATCCGCTGGACGTTGCGGATTACCTGTCTACGGCAAACATTACCGTGCAGACCGCATTCGGCATGAGCTACGTCGAGAACTTCCTCGGTCTCGGCACGCTCATCATGAACGCCAGCGTCCCCAAGGGTAAGATTTACGCCACGGCAAAGGACAACATTGTTCTTTACTACATTCCCGTCAACGGTGCGGATCTGCAGGAGGTCTTCACCTTTACCACCGACGCGACCGGCTACATCGGCATCCATGAGGAGCCTGATTACACCAACATGACCGCATCGGACACCGTCATTAACGGCATGGAGCTGTTTGCCGAGCGCATTGACGGCGTGGTCGTTGGCACCATCGACACCGGCACGCTCGGCTCTTTGACGGTCACCTCTGCCGCAGGCTCCAAGAGCGGCGATATCAAGCTGACCGTGTCTCCGGCAAAGACCGCTGCGGGCAACAAGTATAAGTACACGTCCGGCTCTTCTGCTGCGACCGTTGCTTACGGCGATAACGTCGCCGGTTGGAACGATTGGGACGGCAAGAACGACTTGACCATTGCGACCGGACAGACCGTGACCGTGGTCGAGTGTGATGGCAACTACCACGCGCTCAAGAGCGGCAGCGCGAGCGTGACCGCAAAGTAATAAGGGGGCGGCGCTGATAGCTTACGCAGATTTTGAATACTACTCCGGCACTTACATGGGCGCTGTGAATGGAAATGACTTCCCGCGTCTTGTTGTCCGCGCCAGCTCCTTCCTCGATTACTACACGCGCAACAAAGCTAAAGACCACGCTGATCTTGATGCGGTAAAGATGTGCTGCTGTGCGCTGGTGGACAAGTATGCGGTCATCGAGGCGGCGCAGGCGCTTGCCGTGAAAAACCTTGCAAACGCCGCGGCAAATGACGTAGAAGTCAAAAGCGAAACGGTAGGCAGCTATTCCAGAACGCTTGCAACGGGCGGGGAATCCGCCCTGTCTGCGCTCAGTGCGACGGACGGTGCGAAGAAACTGCTTGCGGAAACGTGCATGGAATACCTTGCCCATACCGGTCTGCTGTATCGCGGAGGTAATTGTAGATGTACGCTCCCCACACTGTAACGATTTACAACATCGTGCAGGAGATCGACCCGACAACGCTTGATGAGGTAGAGAAAGTTTATACCACAATCCTGCGCGGCGTGATGCTGCAAGCGTCGAAGGGCGTAAATGTGCGCGAAAGCGGCCTTGAAAGTGCGGACGCTGTGAATCTGTATATCCCGTTCGCCGTGGAAGCGGTGGACGGGGTAACAGGAAAGCCGAAAACTTACATCGGCCCGCAATCGTTTTTCAAAGCGGCGGATAAATCCGACCTGTGGACGCTCTCATACAAGGGAAACGGTGGCATGACGTGCTTTGTAAAGGGCGAATTCGTTTCGGACGACATGACCGTCGTATTGAGCCATGACGATTGCTACAACGTGACGAAAGTTGACACGATGGACTACGGCAGCCTCGATATGCAGCACTGGGAAGTTGGAGGTGCGTAATGGGCATCAAGGTTTCCGTGCATACCGATGGAATGGACGCTGTAAGGGCTGCCATTGCAAAGGCTTGTACGCGCGCAGAGCACGTTTTAGCCGAGCAGATGGAAAAGGATACTCAGCCATTTGTACCGGCGCTCACAGGCTCGCTTACACAGCGCACACGAGTGGTTGACAACACGGTTATCTATTTCGGACCGTATGCACGATTTTTGTACTACGGCAAAGTGATGGTTGACCCCAACACTGGCAGCACATACGCGCCAAAAGGCGGCACAAAGGTTGTCACAGATAGAGACTTGGTATTTAACCAGATAATGCACCCGCAAGCTCAAGCCCATTGGGGCGAAGCATCGAAAGCACAGAACCTTGGCAAGTGGGCGCGCGTAGCAGAAAAGGCGGTGAAAAAGTATGGAACAGACTAAAAAGACGGTATCGGCAGCGGAAGAAGATCAGGTGTCCCGAAAGCTGCTTGCTTGGTTAAACACGTTCCCTGACAAGCCGGTTGATTTGATTCGGTTCGAATTTCTTCCCGCCGATACTGCGGCGATGGCGCTGTCCACAATTCAGGCGGCGTACATTGTCAAAAAATACATTCTCGGCGGGTATCAGGCGGAATACCAATTCAAAGCCATCTACCGCATGAAGCCGGGGAACAGCAATGATAAACGGCTCAAAGCTGACGAGCTGCTTAACGCCTTGGGCGATTGGGCAACAAGCGAAACGCCGCCTGACATTGGCGACGGTCGCCGCGTCATTCGCATTGAGCCGACAACGCGATCCTCTCTTTTTGCCGTGTATGAAAACGGCGACGAGGATCACCAAATCCTTATGAAAATGAACTACGAGGTGATTAAAAATGGCTGATACGACCTTTAATACTCCGGCGGGGCAGGCCCCTGACAGAGAAAGTTTAATCGCATTTCTGAATGTTGAGTCATCTTCTGACACTCCGGAGTGGTCCCCGCTTGGCGACGGCGTTACTGATTCCAGTATGAAATACGACTGGCAGGAAGATTCTTCGAAGGATATTCGAGGTGTGACGAGAACGACGGTGAGAAAGCCTATCATTACTGAGGACTTTGACACGTCTCGGCTTGATTCTGGCAGCAAGGCTATCAGTAAGCTTTGGAATTTGGCCATCAAAGAGCAAAACGCGGCAGCTCTGGCAAATCAGGATGTGCTTGTTGTTCACGCCTATGCTGGCAGCGAAAAAACGGCAGTATTTGCAGAACGCTATTCGTCCTGCACGGTTCTTCCTACGCGCGTCGGCGGTGAAGGTGGCGGTGCTGTCGACATGGATATTTCCGTGACGTTCGGCGGTACACGCACGATTGGCTCTGCCGCTATTAATGGAGACACCGTTACGTTTACTGCGGATTAACAACTTATAGAGGGCTGGCATCTGTCAGCCCTCATTTTGGAGGAATATATGGAACTAAGTTTTGATTCTGGTGTAAAGGAATATACCATTCGCGGCGTAAACGGCATCGTGACGGTGTACTTCAACCCTGCGGATATTAACTTCGCAAAGAAAGCGTATAAAACCTTTGATGACCTGCGCAAGAAGCAGGAGACCCGCGCAAAGACACTCGAAAAGGATATCCCCGACGACGAGCTTTTTGACATGGTGGATTCTCTCGACAAGGAAATGCGTAGCATCATCAATGACTTGTTCGGGCAGGACATTGCTGATACGCTTTTCGGCAGCGTCAACGCCTATTCCGCGGCCAATGGTGCGCCGGTTTGGCAGAACTTTATGACCGCCATCATCGAGCAGTTTGATGAGGCAGTAAAGCGCGAACAGGCGCTTGCCGATGAGAAAATCCGCAAGTATACGCAGAAATACCGTAAATGATGTACGATCTTCCGACATCGCTGAGCGTCTGCGGCGTTGACTATGAAATTCGCTCGGACTATCGCGCGGCGCTGGACGTGCTGGCGGTATTTGCTGCGGCCGATCTGACCAACGAGCAAAAAATGATTGCGGCGCTGGATATCTTTTATCCGGACTTCTTAAAAATGCCGGATGAGCACATTCCAGAAGCCGTGAAGCAGATGACATGGTTTCTCGACTGCGGTGACGATGGCGATAATCAAAAGCGTCCTAAATTGATGGACTGGGAGCAAGACTTTCAATACATCGTTGCCCCCATCAACCGTGTTGTGGGGCAAGAAATACGCGCAATGCCATATTTTCACTGGTGGTCTTTCATTTCGGCGTACTACGAGCTGGGGGATTGTCTGTTTGCGAACATCGTCCGCATCCGAAGCCTAAAGGCTAAAGGGAAAACGCTTGACAAAGCCGACCGTGAGTTTTACCGCGAAAACCGACGAATTATTGACTTAAAGCGGACACTGACCGAGGAAGAAAACAATACCATCAATGCGTGGTTGGGCAAAAAACGCCCGACGCAAAATAGCATCGGGCGAAGATAGTTACTTGTCTGCAATGAATGTAATTTCGTTTCCAGACCAAAAGTCGGGAGTAAAGCGAATTTCAATTTCTTTCCAGCCTTTAGGGACTTCGTATCCGACAACGCCGGTCATTTTCTTACCGGCAGCAATAGCGCCGTCCAACTGAGTTTTATCGGTTGCGATGGTGGCCGAAATGCTCAGATTTGTCGAGTAGTCATCAACATAGGCGTTGAACGATGCGATAGAGCTAACGGCAATATCTTTATCCGACTGGTTATCAATGGAGAATTCGCAAAGCAAAAACACATTGCCATCATCAGGGGTGTTGAACTGCGATCCATTGCTTTCGGTGCAAGAATCAAACTTTTTTTCATTCCTCCTTGCCATTATTTATGGCTGCTTGGATGATATCACGCAAAAAACCAAAAAGCAAGAAGGTGATATTATGGCTGACGGCGAAGTCGTATTTGAAGCGACTATTAGCGACAAAAAACTCCATCAGGAGTTAAACAAAGTAAAAAGCAATATCGAATCCTTACAAAAGGAGTTCAACCGGCTCGGCGACCAGAAAACGCCAATGGAAGACCGGCTGCGTAACATCGGTGCAGAGCTGGATGCGGCAAAACAGGTGCTTGCCGATATGCGCACGGCGCCAAAAGGCACGTATGAGAAAATCGACGTGTCCGAGCAGGCCGAGCGCGTGCGAATGCTGCAAAGCGAATTTAACAAAACTGCAAGTAGCATTGAAAAACTCAATGAAAAGCTCAACAAAACCGGCGATAAGATTTCTGACGCGAAAACGCAGGCAGTCGAGCTAACACAGCAGATCGAGGGCAGAGCCAAAGGCGCAGGGCTGCGCAATGCAACCGAAGCGGCAGCAGATTCCATGAAAGTCTTTGGGCAGCGCTTAAAATCTGTTATCCGCAGTGCACTCGTTTTTACAGTTATTACCCAAGCATTAACAAAAGTACGCGACTGGGTAAAAAACGTCGTAATGGTAAACTCCGAGGCAAGAGAATCCATTGCGCAGCTTAAAGGAGCGCTTTTGACGCTGGCACAGCCTCTTGTAAGCGTAATTGTCCCCGCTTTTACACTGCTTGTAAAAGTTATCACGGCAGTAGTCTCACAGATCACGCGTCTTGTGGCGCTTATCTCCGGCAAGAGCGTCAAGGCAACTGCTAACTCGGCAAAGGCGCTGAACAAAGAGACCAGCGCCTTAAAGGGAACGGGCAGTGCCGCGAAGAAAGCGGCAAGTCAGCTTGCGGCGTTTGATGAGATCAACCAGATTTCCACCGATACCGCAAACGATGCGGGCGGCGGGGCATCCGCCGACGCAATCACTCCAGACTTTAGCTACATGGACGACATCAGCGACCGCTTAAAGAAAATTGCTGATGCAGTCATGCTCATTGCGGCAGGCTTAGCGCTGTGGAAAATCAGCAGCAGTTTGCCGGGTGTGCTTGGCACTATTCTGCAAAAGCTCGGCGGCATCCTCATCGCTGTTGGCGGTTTGATTCTTCTGTGGGACGGCTTATCCGACGCATGGAATAACGGCGTTAACTGGGGGAATCTGCTCGAAATGCTTGCAGGAACAGCGGCGCTTGCAGGGGGGCTTGCAATCGCATTCGGCAAAGTCGGTGCGGGCATCGGCCTTGTAGTAGCTGGCGCAGCAATGATTATCACAGCGTTCAAGGACATTTGTGATAACGGTGCAAATCTTCAAAATACGCTGCTACTGATCGCTGGCATTGTGGCAACGGGGTTAGGTTTTTTCTTTTTGACCGGCAGTGTCATCCCACTTGTGATTGCGGGAATTGCTACGGTAGTTACCGCTGTGCTTGCGCTGACTGGCAATTTGACCGAGTTTGCGAGAAACCTTAAAGATAACATCCTTGGCGGAATTATCCAGTTTATCAAGGGAACGTTCGCTGGTGACTGGAATTCTGCATGGGATGGCGTCAAAAAGGTATTTAAAGGCATCTGGAACAGCATCGTCATTATTGCTGAGAGCGCGGTGAACGCCATTATCAAGGGATTGAATTGGCTTATCAGCAAGATCAACACGATTAAGTTTACCGTCCCGAGCTGGGTTCCGGGGGTTGGAGGTAAAAGCATCGGCGGGCATCTTTCCTCGCTTTCCGAAGTACATCTTCCGCGTCTGGCGACCGGCGCAGTCATCCCTCCTAACAGGGAATTTCTTGCTGTACTGGGTGACCAGAAGAGCGGAACGAACATCGAAACGCCACTTGCCACGATGGTCGATGCATTTAAGCAGGCAATGGCAGAATCGGGCGGCGGCACAACCACGGTCGTGGTGCAACTTGACGGCAAGGAGATCGCGCGCAGCACCGTGAAGAACATCAACAACATGACACGCGCGGCGGGTAAGCCCGTGCTGCTGTACTAAGGAGGGGTAACATGGAAGTCCTTATTATCAACGGCACGGACTACTCCGACGCTATCGCCACAAAGGGCTATGGGTGGAGCAGGAACGATCTCGACAGCGAAAACACGACTCGCACAAAAGACGGGAAAATGCGCCGCGACAAGATCACCACCAAGCGGAAACTGAGCTATACAACGCGCTCTATGCCTCGCGATAAGCTGGCAAAGCTCGATGATGACCTCAATAAGACAACGTGCACGGTCAAGTATCTTGACCTGCACGGAGTTCGAACCAGCACGTTTTACTGCTCGTCTATGGAATGCACGCTTGAAGAAGCGGCAGACGATAATGAGGTGTGGGGCGGCGCGACGTTTAACCTGATCGAGGTGTGATATGGGGCAGACAACAAGTGCGCTGTGGCGCGAGCTACTCCACAAGCCCGGCACAGAACGAGAGTACAAATTTGACGTTGCGGGGACGGAATATGGCAAAAACGCGGAAGTGTCGCACTCTGTCGAATCGCAGTTGTTTGAAGAATTCGGCATCGGAAACGCCTGCTGCGCAACATTAAAACTGGCACTGTATGCGGACAACGTACCGCGCGCCGCAACGATCAAGCGTTATCTCAGGCTTGTTAATGGCAGTCAGGCGACAGACTGGATCCCCAAAGGCGTGTTTTTTACAAACCGCCGTTCCTGCGATGGGGATTATTGGGAACTCGAAGCATACGACGCTATGAGAAAGGCTGACGTTGTGTGGGAGCCAGACCAGTCGCTTAACTTCCCGATGACTATGCCTGACGCTGTAAACATCTTTTGCCAGTTGATGGGCGTAGAGCTGGACAGCCGCACAGTGCTCAATAGCTCATATACCATCGACTATCCTGCAAACGACTACACTATCCGCAATGAGCTATGTTTTATCGCAGCGGCGCACGGTGGGAACTGGATTATTACCGATGAAGGGAAACTATTGCTTATTCCGTTGTTGTCTATGCCTACCGAAACGAACTATCTCATTACAGAAGCGGGCAACGCTATCACATTTGGAGGGGTGAGGATTCTTGTCTGAAAAGTATTACGTCGGCGGCGACATTACAAGCTTTGCCGACAATGGCAAGTACAAGCCTATCTCCCGCGTGACGCTGCTTGTGGACGATGAGAACAGCCTGACGGCGGGTGATGATACCGGGATGGAAGTTATCGCAAGTTGTCCTCACGCTACGCAGCCAATGGTAAATGCTTTGCTGCAAACCATGAAAGGTTACCAGTATCAGGCGTACGAAGCAGGCGCAGCAAACATCGATCCAGCGGCAGAGCTGGGTGACGGCGTGACGGTTGGTGGCATTTATTCGCCGCTGTCTAAACTTTCTGATGATGGGCGCGGATACGCGGGTATTTCTTCCCCCGGAGAAGCAGAGATGGAAGACGAATACCCGGCTGAGGGGTACATCACACAGGAGTTCAACCGCAAGATTGCCGAAACACGCTCAACTATCACCAAGACCAGCGAAGAGATCATGCTCAAGGTCGAGGATATCAATGGTAAGTACACCGAGGTTAAAACCACGGTAGACGGATTTACCGTCACTGGCCCTGATGGTACCACCTTGATCGATGGCGGAAAGCTCAAGGCAAATTCGGTTACTGCCGATCAGATTGACGCTACAAACCTTAAAGTGGCTGCGGCGAACATTACCGGCACGCTGACAGCCGACAAAATCCAGACCAGCAGCATCCGCGTCGGCGATCTCAAGGACGGCTCGAACTATGCGACAAAAACCTATGTCGACAATAACGCGGGCCTGAGCGCAAGCGAGGTCGACAGTGCTATTGAGACGTACATTGACGAGACGAGCATCACGGCGGAAAAGCTGCGAGGCCGCACAGTCGAATTGTTGGCAAGCAGCAATCAATCCATCGGTTCCATTGAGCTTGCTTACACGACGACCGGCTACGGTATTGCCATCAACACGACGTATGGCGGTATTCAGCTTAACTCTGGAGGCAAGATTTATCTGTCTGCCTATGACGGCGCATTCATTACGCTGAGCGATGTTGTATCTTTGGGCGGCGGGCCGCTGCTGATCGGGTCGAAGATGTACGGGACGAGCTTGCCGTCTAATCCTCAGTACGGGCAACTGTTTTTCCTCTTGCAGTGAGGTGACACATGGCACGATTTTACTGCACGCTCTCACCGGTGGATGGAGACGGAACGAAGCTCGAAGTCTATGCCAAATTTACGGGAGGCGCAGATGATTACAGCTATAAGCGCTCTATTGACGTGCGCGTCATCGGCGTTGGAACATTTGAGTTTACGTCAGCGGAAACGGGCGGCGGCACGAGTACGTTTTCGGGCTATATCACAGGGCTTTCCCCGGGCACAGAATATGAGTGGGTCTGCAACCTCTACTACTGGAATGGCGATTGGACAGTCTCCGATTACAGCGACGAGGGCACAGCCACAACGTATAGCGACAGCTCAAGCACTGCCGTATACATCAACAATCAAGCATACACCCCATACATTTACACCAACGGTTGGGGCGCATACGACGCATATGTCTATACCGGCAGTTGGAACGTATCAGGATAGGAGTGATAATGATGGACAAAAACAAACTGCGGGAGCAGATCAACAGTGCATATGCCATGATTACCGGCATCTATGTTAAGGGCAGCGAGGCTAAGCGCATGGCAATGGCGATGCAGAACCTCGAAAATGCCTTTGCCGAGTTGGACAAGCCGGACGAGCCTCCCACTAAAGAGGGCAAGCCGAAGCTCGAGAAGGAAAGCGAGGTAACTGATGGCTGATAAAGCAATTTCCGACCTCACACAAGCGTTACAGATCACGAACGAAGACCTGTTTGTGCTTGAGCAGAACGGCGAGGCGAAGAAGCTGAAGGGCTCGCAGGTCGTGCAATATGCCAAAGATTCTGTTGCGGCGGAGGTGCAGGGCGTCAAAGAGTATGCTGACAGAGCCAAAGCATCGGCTGACGCGGCGGCAAATGACGCAACCAGAGCAGAGACCGCAGCGCAGGGCATCGACGACAAGGTTGCTGCGGCTAACGCTTCCGCAAAAGCGGCGGCATCTTCTGCGTCGGCTGCTGCTGCATCTGCGACCGGCGTCGACGAGAAGGTGCAGGCCGCGCAGACGGCGGCGACCAATGCGGCAAAGTCGGAAACGGCGGCAAAGAATGCACAGACCGCTGCCGCCAACGCGCAGAAAGCGGCGGAGAGTGCGCAGACCGGCGCACAGACCGCTAAGACGGCGGCAGAATCGGCGCAGGAGGCCGCTGAGAGCGCAAAGAACGCGGCGGCGGGTAGTTCGACCGCTGCGGGGCAGAAAGCCACACAGGCCGCTCAGAGCGCCGAAGACGCGGCTTCTGCCAAGTCTGCGGCGGAGACAGCGAAGACCGACGCACAGGCAGCGCGCGACGCTATTGTTAACATGATTGTCGAGGCGGTGACGCTTGAGACAGGCAAGCCCGCCACGGTGAGCAAATCTCTTGTGGACAATGTTTACAAGCTGGCCTTCGGCTTGCCGCGCGGCGGCACGGGCCCACAGGGCCCGAAGGGTGCAACCGGCAACGGCATTTCGGGCATCGCGCTCAAGAGTGGCACACATGCCCCCGGCACGAGCGACGTCTATACCATCACCCTGACGGACGGCACGACGTTTGACTTCGAGGTCTATAACGGCGCGAACGGTCAAGGCGCTGGCGATATGCTCGCAAGCGTCTACGACCCGCGGGGCAAGCGGACGGATGTGTACAAGTACGTCGATGACGAGCTTGCAAAAATTCCCACGCCGGACGTCTCCGGCAAGCTCGACAAACCTGCAAACGACGCAACTGCGACGGCAGGGCAGCTTCTCACTAAAACCGCAGACGGGCAGGAATGGCAAGACCGAGAGAAAAGTGTATTTATCACAACGGTGAGTAGAAGTGATCCAGATGGGGCCTTAGTGGCAGATAAGACCTTTTTGGAGATCAAAGAGGCCTATGACGCTGGTAAAGTTTGTTTTGCTTTGACAAGTTCATACTTGTTCCCCCTCCTTTATGTTTACCCAACAGGGGTGGTTTTTTCACGAGCAATCCATTTTAACAGGAATACTATTTCTGTGATAAGGGTGGATGATGATAACCTTGTATCAATAGAGGCTTTTGAGAGCCAAAGTCCCGTATACGTAACCGGACTTCTCAAGAGCGATGGCGTTTACGGTAATATCCTCGCCGCAACCGCAGGTACAGACTACGTTGCCCCCGATGGTGACGGCAGCAACGTCACGGCGGCGTTCACTGTGGCAACCACCCGCGCAAACATTGCGACGGGCGAAAAGCTTTCCGTACTATTCGGCAAGATCGCAAAGTGGTTCGCCGACCTCGGCAGTCTGGCATTTAAGTCCAGGGTCGCAAAATCCGACCTTGCAAGCGACGTACAAGCAAGTTTGGATAAAGCGGACAGCGCGCTGCCTAATACGACGGTCATCCCGTCTGTTCCCTCCACCACCTCTCTCATCAAGGGCAATGGCTCGGGCGGGCTGGTGGCGGCGACACCTGAGACGGACTACGCCTCGCCAATCTTCTCGCGCAAGGTCACGCTGACCGTCGCAGGCTGGAACAGCTCGACCAAGCAGCAGACGGTGACGTGTGCGGGCATTCTTGCCGACATCACGAAGCAGGAACTCCATCCGAACCCCGTCGACACGAGCTATGATTCCGCGTGGAATACCTGCGGCATTCAAGCCGTCGCGCAGGCGGCGAACAAACTGACGTTCCAGTGCAGCGAGATTCCGACAAGCGCGATCGAGGTTTTCGTCACCGTTATCACGCTGAGCTACAAGGGGTGAGCGGGATGATTTTTAATAGGCCGAGAGCTAAAGCAAAACCGACGACCGTTGACGTTACCTTGTTGGGTACGTTTTCCACGGTGGTAAGCACCCCCAATAATTGCTGCGTAGTCATTGATGGGACGACTTATGTAACGCCGCAAACGATTACCGTGCCAATCGGGACGGAAATAACGGTGCACGTGCGCGGAAACTCAAAGGCAAATACGTACATCGAGTTTAACGGTACAAAGGTTGCTTCCGGGGCAAACACGACAGCTTCGGGGCATGTTTACACCTTTAACGCGACCGCCAAAACGGCGATTGAGGGGTATTTCGGCCAAACTGGCCCCTATTATATCGGACACATGTCAATTACTATGCCGTGGGACGGCAGCACCAATAGCTAAGTGACAGAAAGGAGCAACACATGAACCTTATCCGAAAAGCCCTCAGATATATATATATATATATATCGGCTGAACCTTGCGAAAGCGGGGTGGGCGTATGATCGTCAACCCCGTGAGGTATGGGAGCGGAAATGCAGCAAAACCCGTAACCGTAACTATGACCGTAAGCGGCAATACAAACTTTTATTATTTCAACCAAGACGGAGAGGTAACCAAGACAAACGACTTTGGGACTGTGCAAATAAATACGATTGCAGGTTCAATGATTGTAACATATGGATACACCCCCAGGGATGTAATAAACGCCACTCGCAAAGAGACAGTAATAAGCGGAGACTGTTATATTTACCTCGTGAACGCCTGACCTCTAAGGAGGTGGCGGCATGATTGTGAATCCGACCACCTTCAAAAGCGGCGGGGAGAAGAGCGAATACCAAGTGGAACTGAGCGGGGCTAACATCAACGTAATCATTAACGGGACAACATATACCAGCGCACAAACAATTACAGTCCCCGCAGGAACGTGGTGTGACGCAAAGTATTTGAGAGCCAATGACGTGAATGCAGCGGTTTCATTTAATGGGGAGACTCCGTTGTTTAAATCTGCGTCATCCTCAAACAATTATTCGATAGACTATAAATTCCCTGTATTCCGGGATTGCAAAATTGTCATGGAGAAACCGAGCGGTTTCGGAAATAACGACTATATCCGTATTACTACATTCTGATCTCATCACAAAGGAGGCCAATATGGCAGAATTTATCAAAGTGAACGGTGTCGAGTATCCTGCGACGCTGATCTACAACTACAAGGATAGAAACTGGGACATGCGCGAGACGCAGACGGTGCACCTCACCATGCCCTATGCGCAGGCGGCGGCGCTGCTGCCCTCGGGTACGCCGTGGAGCAACGTCTTCCGCGAGACGAAGGACGTGCTGGATGCTGACCGCAATCCCACGGGCGAGACCGAGGAGGTCGTGACCGAAGAAGACATGAGCGCGTATAGCATCGCGGGCGACATCACTGACCACCGCGACGGCACCGTATCTATCAAGATGGGCAAGCCCACGGAGACGGAGAACGCCGTCGGCGCGGTGGTCGCCCTCACAGGCGAGGTCGTGACCATGGCGCGCGCCGCAGAGCTGCGCCCGGTCATCGAGCAGGCCAGCGCGTCGCTCTCTGACGGCGAGGCGGCGAAGTCGCCCGAGCTGTTCCCGCGCTGGGCGGATCACATCGGCGAGACCGTCAAGCCCGGCGACCGCCGCAGCGATATGGACGAAAGCGGCGTGCTGCACGTCTACCGCGTCAACAAAGGTCAGGGCCACACCACGCAAGAGAACTGGCCGCCGCACTCCACCCCTGCCATGTGGACGATCATCAACGTCGACCACGCGGGCACGCAGGATGACCCCATCCCCGCAAGCCGCGGTATGGAGTATGAGTATGGCAAGTACTATCTCGACGGAGAGGACGGCAAGACGTACAAGTGCGAGCGCACAGGCGAGCAGGCAGGCGGCAAGATCACTCTTCAGTATCTACCGCATGAGCTGGTGGGCAATTATTTCAAGGCGGTGTAATACGCCGCAGAAAGGGAGCGGGATATGGATAATGCCAAGCATTATGATGACGCCGAGATCGCCTTGATCGACGCAAGGAGCAAGAGCAATACGCACCGAATCAACGAGCTGCAGGAGCACCAAACGGCGCTTGACCGGCTGGTGACCTCGGTCGAGGTGCTGGCCACAAAACAAGAGACCGTGGAGGGCGACGTCAAAGAGATCAAGGAGGACGTGAAGACCATCACGGGCAAGGCGGGGAAGCGGTGGGACGGGCTGGTCGACAAGGCTCTTGCGGCGCTGGCGGGCGCGTTTATCGCGTGGCTGCTGAGTGGGGCGGTCGGATGAAACGCCTTATCAAAAAGGCATCGAAATTGCGAACGAGAAACATCATTTTGATTATCGTTGGCATTTTCATCGCCGCTTTTGTGATCTACACGGTCATCTTTTACAGCATTAAGGGGTGGCAGTGGGACAACATCTTTCCGTACCTGCTGGGTACGGGCGGCATCATCGAAGCCTTTACCGGGCTTCTGACACTGGTAGAAATTATCGTTGGACGGAAACGAAAGGAGAACAACAATGACGTTTGATATGACGGAGATCGTTAAAATTCTTATCGGACTTGTCTGCCTGAGCATCTCGGCAGTCCTGTTCCCTTACCTCAAGCAGCGCTACGGCAGCGACAAGGTGACGGAGGCGCTCAAGTGGGTCAAGATCGCGGTCGCAGCGGCGGAGCAGATTTACACCGCAGCAGACGGCGACAAGAAAAAGCAGTGGGTGCTCGACTACCTCGAGCAGCGCGGCATTATTTTAGACGAGGACGAGCTGGACGCAGCCATTGAAGCGGCAGTGCTTGAGCTGCACAGCAAGCTCTACGGCGCAGAAAAGGCGGCGTAAGCATGGCGAGAGCAGAAGACATCCTTGCCATCGCACGCAAGGAGATCGGCACGGTGGAGCAGCCGGGCAACCGCCAGAAGTACGGTAAAGCCTACGGCATGGACGGCGTGTACTGGTGTATGCAGTTTGTCTGGTGGTGCTTCCAGCAGGTGGACAAGCGTCTCTTCTACGGCGGCGGGAAGACCGCGAGTTGCGGCGAGCTGATGAACTACGCCAAGGCCCACGGCCAATGGGTCACGTCCGGCTATCAGCCGGGCGACGTGCTCATCTATGACTTTCCCAACACAAAGGGCAAGACCGATCATACGGGCATCTGCGAGAGCGTCAGCGGTCAGTATGTAACAGCTATTGAGGGCAATACATCGAGCGGCGCGGCGGGCAGTCAGGCCAACGGTGACGGCGTATATCGAAAGAAGCGGGAAAAATCGCTTGTGCTGGGCGCGTACCGACCGAAGTATGAGGCGAGTTACCGCGAACTGCTCAAGAAGCGCTCCGGTCTTGCTGATGCGACGATGGACTACCTCGCCGCTTACAAGTACGGCAGTGACTTGATCCAAAAGCTCGCGACGATGAAATAATTGTGCCCGAATCGGGCACGGAAAGGAAAACGGGCGGGAGGCTGCAATGTCTCCCCTCGCGTGAGCGCTCTGCAAGCCCCGGTGCACAGCATGGACAAGCAGCACCGAGCGATCCGCGCGCAATTATCCTCTATGGCCCCCAAGCGGGCCGTGGCGTATATCCTATCTTTTGAGCTGCCCGAGGACGAGGCGGCGTGCCTTATCGAATGCGACGTGCGGCGCAAGAGCTACGCGCAAGTGTGCGAGGCGCTGCACCTGTCACCGGAGGCGGTCAACCGCTGCCGCAGGCGGGCATATCAAAAAATAGCAGACGGACAAAGAGAGCACCGAGGTTAATCGGTGCTCTCTTTGTGTTCGTTTGGGTCAAACTGGATGACCGTCCATCCGTGCCACCGACAGTGATCGTATGACGCGCCATACAGCATCTTGGCCGTGCGCTTGGCCTCATACTTATCCTCTGGGTTAATGCCAAACAGCTCCACATGATCTCTGACAAATTTCGATAAGTTTTTGATCTCCCACTCACGAGCACCGTTTGATACTCGATACCATTTTGCGCGGATATTGGTCTCATATGGCCCTGTCAACGGGGATTCCAGCAGCGCCTTAACTCGAGCGGCTGGGGATTGCTGGGCCTCTGCCATAGCACAGCCGCAGGACGTAGTATGCCCGGTCATAAGATTCCTGCCCGATACGTCGGTCTCTTTGCCGCAATCACAACGGCACCGCCATATTGAGCTATTCGCGGTCGAAGAGTAGCGCACATAACACGTCACAGTCAACCGCCCAAAGCGTTGCCCAATCAGATCCTTTCGGTGATTTTCGCCCCTGGCATGGCCGCATGACGTACTGACGCCCCGGCGGAGATTGTCGGCAGTCACGACACGTTCCTTGCCGCAATCGCAGCGACAGAGCCATTTTGCCCGACCGTATTTATCCGGCTCCGCAGGCTCAAGCACAGTCCAGTGCCCAAAAGTCTGCCCTGTTAGGTCATACGTGCCCATTACAGCAGCTCCCTCACATCGGCGCCGAGAGCGTCGGCAAGCGCAAATAAGGTTTTTGCAGCCATATTGCCGGTTTCAATCTCGCCGGATTCAACTTTCTGGATCTGGCGGATATAGATGCCAGATTTTTTCGATAGCTCGGCTTGCGTCATGCCGCTTTTGAGACGGTAATACAGCAGCCACGTTGTCGTGGGGTAACCTTTGTAAATCTCATCGTCGCCCAACTTTTTGACGTCGGCAACCGGCATACAGCCGACGTTGCTGATCGTTCGTCCCTTTTGGATGCACCCTTCGATGCATTTGCGCCCGCGCGCGCAAGCGTCCTTGATGCTGTCGGCACAGATGATGGCCTTAACGCGGCCAAGGAAGATTTTTGCGTGCGGTACGCCGATCTCCTTTGCCTCTTGCTCCGTCGGCGCACGGTCAAGATCTGCGGTAACGTAATAAGTCGTCATAATTGGTTTCCTCTCTTATCAGCAAAAATACTCAGCGACCTTTCGGTCGGCGGTGAACCAGTTGCGGGATTCCGGATCCCAGCGGAAGCCTGCGGCCTTGAGCTCCTTGCGGGCGGCGTAGGTCTTGCCGGTCACGATCCAGCCCATCGTATAGTCAGCGGCGATAGTGCGGATGAGGCCGAAGCGAGAACCGTTGATGACCTTCATGCAGCCGTTAGACATCAGCTTTTTGGTGTTCTCGATAGACTTCTTGGCGGCGTTCCAAGCGCGGCGGAGGCACTCGGAGAAAGCGAGGGAATCGGCCCACTTCTGAGACATCTTAAAAAGGTTCCATGCGCTCTTCATGATCTCACTCTTGTTGTACTTCATTTTTGTTTCCTCCCGAGGTTTTCCCTCTTGCTTTATGTGCTTAGTATACGCCAATATTGGCGTAAAGTCAAGAGCTTTTTGAGCTTTTTGCAAAATATTTTTTGACCAAATAATAACCAAACGATGACCATTTGCAGGGCGCGATCCACGGTATGATTGAGGCAACAAAAGGAGGTGCGCGAAATGTACGAACGACTTTTAGCTTGTGGATTTACCGAGCAAATGGCGATGGACATTTTGACGCTGTTCCCCGATCCTGACGAGCTGCGCACTTATGTCTATTTCGCGGAGCTTTTCCATGTATAGCTATTTCAATCCTAATCCAAACGGGCGCAACGTGTCGGACTGCACCGTGCGCGCGATCTGCAAGGCGACGGGAAAAGACTGGGGCGAGGTCTATTTGTCGCTGTGCATACAGGGGTACTTGGACGGCGATTTGCCCAACGCAAATGCCTGTTGGGGCGCATATCTGCGGTCTTTGGGCTACCGGAGATACATCATGCCGGACACCTGCCCCGATTGCTACACGGTCGGTAGGTTTGCAGACGATCACCCGCGTGGAACGTATATTCTCGCCCTCTCTGGCCATGTGGTCTGCGTGCAGGACGGTGTAATTTACGACAGTTGGAACAGCGAGAACGAAATCCCGCTTTATTACTGGGTCAAAGAAACGGAGGAATGAACATGGCATATCCCTATTTCAATCCCTATTATCCGCAGCCGATGCCGGACAACCTCATGCAGATGCGGCAGATGCAGCAACCACAGATGCAGCCCATGCAGCAGCCTATGCCGCAGCCAGTGCAGCAAAACCCCATCGCGCAGGGCGGCGTACAGTGGGTAAGCGGCGAGCAGGAGGCAAGGGGCTATCTCATCGCGCCCAACTCTGCTGTGGCGCTGTGGGATTCTACCGCACCGACGGTGTATCTCAAGCAGGCAGACGCGAGCGGCAAGCCGGCGCTCAAGATTTACGACCTCGTAGAGCGCGCAGAAACGCCCCGTACAGCGCCGCAGGAAAAGGGCGTGGAATTTGTCACCCGCGAGGAGTTCGACCGTCTGGCGGCGCTTGTGGGCGAATTAAAGGGCAAGAAGAAGCGCAAGGCCGAGGAGGACGAAGACGATGAATAATCCGTTTATGGCCGCGCTGGGCGGCGGGCAGGGCCCTATGGGTAACTTTGCCCAGATAATGCAGCAGTTTCAACAGTTTAGGGCGAATTTTCAGGGTGACCCCAAAGCGGAGGTCGAAAAGCTCTTGCAATCTGGGGCTATGAGCCAACAGGAGTTAAACCAACTTCAATCTATGGCAAAGCAGTTTGAACACTTATTCCGCTAATCTTATCGTGGCCACGATTTGATAAATAAAAATCTTTTAAAGGAGTGATACTATGTCTCTTTCCGACGGTGCTCCCATGATGACTATGCCGGTCGCGCCCGCGAACAACTACGGCGGCGGCATGGGCATGTGGGGCGAAAACTGGATCTGGATTATCGTTCTTTTCCTCTTCGGCTGGGGTCGCAACGGTTTTGGCAACGGCAACAGCAATGGCGGCGGCGTCGTAGACGGCTATGTGCTGACCTCTGATTTTGCCAATGTCGAGCGCAAGATCGACAGTGTAAATCAGGGCCTTTGCGACGGATTTTACCAGCAGGCGCAGCTTGTCAACGGCACCAACATGGCGATGGCAAACGGCTTTGCACAGGCCGAGCTTTCCCGCAGCAACCAGCAGGCGGCGCTGATGCAGCA